ACCATTCTCTTCTCTTCTTCGGTCAACAGATCATCACATTTCCCATCGGGACATAATTCATAATATTCTGTTAATAATAGTTTATTCATAGTATTTCTCAAATGCAGGCACCACCTGCGTGAGTTAGGATCCTTTACAGCAATTTCTTACTGGTTGTAGCATCCACTTGCGCGTCCAAATATTTGTGTTCATGTTTTATTCCCTCATCTCCGATAATCATATTCAAAACATAAGATGTGCCAGAAGACAAACAACTTAAAAGAAAAAGATTAGCGAGACAATACTCGAATGTAAATAGTTCTGTATACCTATTAATTCCAAATAAAAATGCCCCGACCCAAAAGCCGAGACACATTGGACAACGGAATAGTTCTCCTAGTTTACCCCTTGTTGGTCTAACAGAATTAAATATAGTTCCGTATACTAAAATTTGCGTTAAGCCATAAGCAGCCAACACAAAATATAAAAGATCCATTTTAAATCCTGGTCATTATGCTCATGCCATATGGACCCCGTATCCAACCGGGTCTAATTGATCCCTTGGTAGGTTCTTGTGGCACTTCTCCAAGAGCGGTACTATCATCGTCGGTTGGCTCCGCTATATAATCATCTACGGCTTTTTCAAACTGTTCAACATATTCAAAATAAGGTTTTTCTTCTGTAATAAATTTGTCTATTCCATAAAGAGCTACTTGAACCATGTCGATATCTTCGTTAAGAAACATCTGTCCTTCCATAGAGCCATAAACAAATCCAGCTTTTATACTCTCGGGATCAACAATGCCTTCTTTTCTTAAAAGTAAAAAAAGTCTATCTTGCGTATCGTAAACCTCGTCATTAGGAGTGTGCTTTGCTAAGACCAAAACTTTATTGCTTTCAGGAATAATAACAATATCTACATCGGGATGATCAAATACAACAAATTGTTCGCCCAAAGTCTTGCGAACATCAAGAACAATATCTTTTTGAATTCCAATTTTTTTCTTTACGTGTGGAATTGTTACTGTAATGCTCATTTGCTTGTAATCTCATATACTAAATTTTGAATTTTTAATACGCTGCTTACCATATTTTTATCAATTGGCCTGTCTTTAAAGCTTTCAATTAGGACAAGAACTTCTTTGGTTGAGTTTGCCATGTTATTGTCGTTTTTAATCTCTTCGTATTTAGCGGATCCCTCAATGACTTTATAAAGTCTTGAAAGTTCTTCATTAAGATAAATTTTAATATCAATTCCATTATCTACAAAAGAAAAAACATATTTATTTAATAGTTCCCTCTGCTCTCTGAGGAGTCCACCAGAGTGTGTTTCGTTAAACTTGCTAGCAAAAGTTTTAAAAACCAAATTATCAATTGGCTTCATTTTATTTTGTGGNTCTGTTGTTTCTACTAACATAAGATTTTTAACAATCTGACGTTCTAGCAAAACATTTCTTTTAATATTGGCTGGTCCCAGATCTGCATCAAAAAGTTGGGATAGGGTCGCCATGCTTTTATAATTTGGAACGAAATTAACAAATACGCTTTTTGATAATTCTTTGTTGACTCTCTTAACCAAGCTTCCCTGAGCACTATGAACGTGTTGCTGTTCAAGTTTGGCATGTGCCTCTCGCACGTTATAAACCAATTTTTCAGCAGTATAGGCATCAAGACCGCTTGTTTCTAAAAGAGTATTGTAAAGAGATAGTTCTTTTCTTAAGATAGCATTTGGATTAAAAAATTCTTTGAGAATAGAAACTACACGTAATTTGTGCTTTTGATCTTTGGATACTATTGCCTTAGTCATTTCTTTTATAAGCACTTCATATAAAAAAGCGGTATTTCTTTTCTTGTTATGTTTGTTCTTTTTCATTTTTATCACCCAATTTACTATCTTCTAGTTCCGTAATTAGTTTCTTTATTTCTTGTTTTACCTCAAATAATCTGCTTTCTTCTAAATTATCTTTATGCCCATTGGACTCATAATAGATACCTGCTTTCCTAAACTCGTCACCAATAGAAGAAAGGTGATGTAGTGTTTCATATCCTACGCCGCCTGGATTATTAGTTCTGGCTGTATTTACCTCAATTCCTCGGGATTTGCTGCGAGTATGCCGCCTTCTTGGTCCGCTTTTACCTTTGCGTCTCTGGTCATCACGTTTGCCAGGGGCTGCTAAAAGTGTGTCTTCGCCCCCTTCTTCTCCAGGTTCTTCGCCTCCAGGTTCGCCACCAAGTTCGCCGCCGAGATCGTCACCGAGATCGACATCGAGATCGCCACCAAGTTCACCACCCATACCTTCGCCTGCCCCTTCAGCAGCGGCAGTAATAGCCGTGGCTTCTGCTTCAAGCTGAGCATCATATCGTCTATCGAAAAACATTTCTCGTTGATTTCTAATAAACTCTTCCTCAGATAAATTAAACAAATGTTCTGCGACCCAACGACGACTAAAGAATCCTTCGGTTGCGCCCGAAGCCACGTCGAACTTGGTCTTCCAATGTTCAAGTTCTTGAAGTTCCGCGATCTTAGATGGGTTATTAAGAGAAAGCTTGAATCCAATTAAGTCTGCGCCCTTATACCCAAGCGTATATAAATGAATAATTCCTATTTTTTCTAGTTCTGTAATGATAGACCTTTGCAATCTCTGGATTGTTCTCGCAAAACGAATATCTTTTTGTGCAAGTGTTGTCTTGTCTTCTTCGGCACCTTCGCCTCTTGAAAGATAAGATTGCGGAATCTTTAATGCAGAAAACAATTTATCTCTTAAATATTTAACATCATCAATATCGCCAGTATAAGAACCACCTGCCAAGGTTTCAACCTTGGAAGAAACACCGCCACGGACGGGGATAAAGTAATCTTCTTCAGTGCTCATCGGATTGTAACGCAAATCTACACGACCAGTGCTAGCGTCAACAACCTGATTGCGCTTCATCTGTGTCATAACTTTTTGCATATATTGTTCAACATCTTGTGGCGCAACATTTCCAACATCAATATAAAAAACACGGCGTTCGGGTGATCGCACAATGCGATATGCCATCATAGCATCTTCTAATAGAATTAGTTGACGAAAAATTCTTCGTGCAGGCTCTAAAACTGAGGAGCCGTATGGCGCATACTTATCATTGCCTAAGATCCTAAAATGTGCGATTTGCCAATTTTCAAATGTAAGCCCACCCGAGTTCCACTGAAATTGTACGTATTTTGGATTGCTTTTATCTTCTCCTTCTAAGCGCTCAATTTCGTGGGTAGGGAGTCCGACAATGGATTGTATACCTAATTGTTCATCTATATCTAAATATAAAAAGAAGTCCCCATATTTACACATTGTGCGGCACCAACCAAAAAGATTGAAATCAATATTAAGAACTGTATGATATAGTTCCTGCAAAACTGCTTTAATTTCTTCATTGTGGCACTTGACATTAAGAAGAGGCTGCAAATCGCTGGAAGTGGTCATTTCATCGGCGTAAATATCAAGCCCGGAAGCAATCTCGGGGGTATACTCCATTTGCTCAAAATCTTGATATCTTTCGGCTCGTAGCTGATTGGCCATAATGGCCGTGCTTAACTGCTCAAAAGGATTATATGCAGATTTTTTGAAATTTAATCCTGCGGCAGACTGAAATTTAAATTTATCAAGCTGGACACGAGAAAGCTTTCTACTCGTTTGTGTACGATAGTTTACAAGCGGACCAGAGAGCAAACGAGTTAATTGCTTAAAAAGGCTGGATTGATTATTTTTGGGATTTCTATTGCTATTTGCCATTTATTTTATCCTTTATATAGCCAGCCAAATTCGTGCATTGACTCTTTGGCTTGTTGCTGCTCACCCTGGAGATCCATATTCTTTCTATATCCCTCTTGCCCTTTAATTTGATTATTGAGCTTTGTTGAGGCAACAAACATAGAGTTTACAAATGCGTTCCTATATTCTTGATCCAATTTTCCTGCCTCAAAAGCCGTATCTCGAACCCAGCAGCCAATCGCCAAAGCCATGGTTAAGTCATCATTATAACTTCTCATAGCCTCGGGACGACCATGGTGCCAGATAAAAGTTTTTAACTCGTTAACCATTCTAGAAGAGTATACAGTAATTAGTTTATTTCTAATGAATTCTTCCATTTTTGCAACAATCAGAGGGCGAGTCTTTGATGTAGTAGAAAAACCAGCAACAGCATTAGACATGTGTTCTCCTTGCAACTGCTCAACATATTCATGAGTTGACTTAATAGAAAAATAAATATTATTATAGCCTAGCTCTTGCAATTTTGTTAACACTCCAAACCCAACAGAGTTATTTTCAACAACAACCATCCCGTTGTTATACTCTCGTCCAATACTATTAATCATATCGGCATAAACATCAAGAGTTGGCTTTCCTTGATATTCTGCGACAACTTCCATAGTTTCTAGTTTTATAACATGAAGTGTTGAATTGTCCTTGCCGTCGCCCCGTGCGACATCAACGGTAAGAAGGTAGTTGTATCCATCTATGGACTTTTCCCAAATCCAAAAATTTCTATCAAACCCTGTTCGGTATTGCGGCTCTTTGATCAGTGTTGTCATCCATTCTAGATCTTCAGGGTGAATAACAGTCTCGCCTGACATATTAAAATTGCACTCTAGTTCTTGTGCAACTTGTCTCTGGGACATGTTCTTGGTTTCCTTTTCAAACCATTCCAGATCTCTTTCGGGATGAACATCCCATATTAGTTTAGTAGGAAAGAAATCGTTTTGTCCCTGTTCTGAATCTACGTATATCTGGTGGAACCAGTTCCCAACACCATTAGGAGTTGACAAGGCAATACAACGACCACCTGTTGATAGAGTGGGATAAAGACCTGGCCACAATTCTTCAAGCCCGTCAACGTGTGCCGCTTCATCGATTACTAACAATGATAGCGCCTCCGAACGACCGGCATCGGAAGAAGTTGATGATGCTTTGATTTCAGAACCGTTGGAGAGAACAAACGATGCTCTATTATCAATTGTAATATTTGCTATTTGCATCCAAGGTGGCAGATTTTTAATTATATGTTTTACTTTTTTTACAAGATTGCCTGCGGTCTGAAACTTGGTCGCAATTACAAGAATATTTTTATTTCTGTGGAACAGCATCATCCACGCAATATAAGCAGCAGTTGTGGTGGAAATACCCAACTGTCTTGCTTTTAATATAACATTGAAGCGATGATCATTAAAATCTGTTAGTAATTCTTTCTGAAAGTCGTACAGTTTAAAAGGAATTAAACCCTCCAAAGGGTGGGCGATCCTTGCATAGTTATCAATAAAATAAACTGGATCCTTTCCGCTTTGTAAGATCTCTTTTAAAATTTCATTTTTTGTAAGTTCAAACGACATCTAATCATTTTTTATTTGTTTTTGCCAAGCGCAAGAAAATCGCGAATAGACTTGTCTAATCTGTCCTTGGATGGCTCCGCAACTGGTGTTACTCCATCGAGGTTTCCAACTTTATAATGTCGTTTACCTGTAACAAAAGCGCGAACGTTTGAAGTGTTCTGGACTCCAACACTCACTTCGCCCTCGGGCGTGAGGGAAAGAGCATCACCAGTAATCTTTTTATACTCTTTTTTTAGGAAATTGGCAACGTTCTGAATCATGTCTTCTACGTCGGCTTCAATATCGCCCGCATATACTTCCTTGAGTTTAATATCGCTCTGATAGCTGATGCATAAGAGATTGCCATGAAAGACAACACCAAACCCATCAACAACACGAGAATCAACAATAGGATCGCCTTCTTCTCTTTTTAGCCCAATCTTTCTTGATTCGCCGTCATAAGAATATTTTTCATCTTGTGAGCCATCATAGCCATTTGCGGCTGCTTGCGAAATTCCTCTTACGATGTCTAACACTGTTGTTGCCATTTATTTATTTTCTCCTTGTGTGGGACGCCATCCGGCTTCCCAACGTTCTTTTCTTCCCTCAATCCATGTTATGTAACACTGACGACAGCAATCATATCTATTCATGTAAATATTATCCTTCGTATCGAAAGAATAAGTATCACAAGTGGAACAAACTCTATTGCTATCTTTATTAAGTAGTTTTTTTGATATCAAAACTCCCTGAACTTCTACTTTTTCAGTCTTTTCAGATAAGTTTCTAATTTTTTCGTTTAGTAGCCTGCGCTGCTCTATATATTCTTGCTCTTTTTCTGGGGTCCAGTCTTTTTCTGGGTGCTGCACAGTTTCTATGCCATATTTCTCTGCTATTGCCTTTTCAACTTTTATGGCGTAGTCTGGATCTTGCTTGGGATTTGTCATTGCACGATATTTGTTGCGGCGTAAAACACGCCAAGAGAAAGTCCGATACCCGCGATAGTTCCTCCCGCGAGCCACCAATGATTATTTTTATTTGGTTGCTTAAGCGACATTTCTCTATAGGTACTAATTTCATCATTCTTGATATCCATCAAAAGCGTATGTTTTTCGTTCAAAGAGTCATAGCTTATTTGAAGCACCGATAATTGCAATTGCATTTCAGTACGCGCTTTCGCCACTTCATATTCTACCAACAAATCACATTCGGTTAATGAATATTGGTGCGC